AGGTCTGGTCATTGGCGAAACACTAATGCTATTACATCTTTGAAATTAGTTTGCGAGTCAGGAAATTTTGCACAGTACAGCCAATTCGCATTATACGGAATACGCTCAGCATAATGGCAAAAACTAAAACTCAAACAGGAACTTGCGTAGTGTATGACTGTAACAATCAGCAGTATGCCTGGCATATGTGCAAGAAACATCAGAGAAGATTACGCACTACAGGACGTACAGACCTTGCTCCGAGAGTACCTTGGAATAAATCAGGCATAGAGATATGTGTTATGGATGATTGTAAAAACGACCATCTATCAAAGGGATTTTGTTCTAAACACTATGCAGCCTTTAGAGCCTATCTAGATAAAGACAGAAAGCCAGAGTTTAGAAAAAAAATAAATCCGCAAAACGATGATGGGTATATAAACCTATATATGCCAGATCATCCTTATGCTAGTAAGCAAGGGTTTGTAAAAGAACATCGTCATATTATGGAGCAACATCTAGGCAGACTCCTTGAGAGGAATGAAAACGTGCACCATAAAAATGGCATTAGAAATGATAACCGAATAGAAAATCTAGAACTGTGGTCTACTAGACAACCGAAAGGTCAGAGAGTGGAGGATAAAGTGGAATACGCTTTAGAGATCCTAAAACAATATGCGCCTGAACTTCTTTCTAAAAAGAAAGGAGCCGCATAGTGAGTACTTATCAGCCAATAGCAAGCGTTACTCTTTCTAGCGCACAATCCTCTGTCACCTTCAGTGGCATTCCACAGACATATACTGATTTGGTTGTGGTCATTAGCGGTAAAAGAGATACTGGAAGTGCAGACGATTTTGCAATTCGTTTCAATGGAGACACTGGAAGCAATTATTCCAGAACCTTTTTAGCAGGAGATGGTTCAAGCGCTAGTAGTGGTAGAAGCACCAGCGTAACAAATTTGCCTATGTTGTATATGGATAGCACTAACTGGACTGCTACAACATTTATGGTATTCAATTATGCTAATACAACAACATACAAAACTGCTATGAACAGAACAAATTTACCTGGTGTTGTCACCTCTACAAATGTGGGTTTATGGCGTAGCACTGCTGCAATTACTTCAATTAGTTTTACTGCTCCTAGTAATAACATAGCCTCTGGTTCAACCTTCAACCTCTACGGCGTAGCCAATGCCTCTATTACCAATACTGCTAAGGCTATTGGTGGAGATTCAATCACTACCGATGGTACATATTGGTACCACACATTCTATTCTTCAGGCACATTCACTCCGACCCAAGCACTTACTGCTGATTACTTAGTAGTTGCTGGTGGCGGTGGCGGTGGAGGAAAAGGCGGTGGCGGTGGTGCTGGCGGATTGCGCTGTACAGTCGGAGCAACTGGCGGTGGCGGTTCACTCCCATCAGCAGCATCTCTAACTGCTTCTACTGTTTACACGATTACTGTGGGAGCAGGTGGCGTTGCTAGTACAACAACAATCGCAGGTGGTGACGGAAGTTCTTCATCAATAGCAGGTAGTGGTTTCACAACAATTACTACAACTGGCGGTGGCGGTGGTGGTACTGATTTTGGGTCAGTGAAAAATGGAAGGTCAGGCGGTTCAGGTGGCGGAGCCGCAGGTGGTGGCTATTCTCCATCAGGAACTGGTGGTAGTGGAACAGCAAATGAAGGCTACGCAGGTGCAGGAAATACTGCTGCAGCGCCTTACAATGGCGGTGGCGGTGGTGGTGCTGGTGCGGCTGGAAGTGGAAGTAGCACTCCAGGAAGCGCGACTGGCGGTATTGGTATTCAAACTTCTATTTCAGGAACTGCTACTTATTATGGCGGTGGCGGTGGTGGTGGTTGGGATAGCGTCAATGGTGGTGGCGGAACAAATAATGCTGGCGGTCAAGGCGGTGGCGGTACAGGTACGGCTACAACAGGAGTTGCTGGAACCGCTAATACTGGTGGCGGAGGTGGCGGTGGCGGTTACAACGGCAGTACTTTGCTTGGAGCCGCAGGTGGCTCAGGCATTGTCATTATTCGGTACGCGGCTTAGGAAGGGAAAATCTAAATGCCAACTAATCCAAATATGGTAGCAATCCAAACCGTCACTGTCGGCAGCGGCGGTGCGTCAAGCATTGACTTTACCTCTATTCCGCAGACTTACACTGACCTTGTAATCTTATTGAGCGCTCGTTCTACTCAAGCAAGCAACTGGACTGCGGTGAAGGTTGAATATAATGGAAGTACAACTGGCTATAAAGTTCTAGAATTATATGGAAATGGAAGTACTGCTACTAGCGCTCCAGATACAGTCGGTTATGGAGCATTTGCTAATGGTGATTCTGCAACCGCAAACACATTTAGTAATTCTAGTATTTACATTCCAAACTATACTTCTAGTAACTATAAATCTTTATCTACCGATGATGTAACAGAAAATAACGCCACTAGTGCGATAGCAAACTTATGGGCGCATTTGTGGGAAAATACAGCAGCAATAACAAGTATAAAATTGAGTTGTGTATCTGGCAATTTCAAGCAATACTCCACAGCCACCTTGTATGGCGTTACCTCATCTGCCTATGGCGCAAAGGCTACTGGTGGAATCATCACCTCTGATGCTAACTACTACTACCACACCTTCCTTGCTTCAGGAACATTTACTCCGACAAGCAATATCACTGCTGACTATCTTGTAGTCGCAGGTGGTGGTGGAAGTTATAGAGATGCTTCAGGTGGTGGTGGTGCGGGTGGCTTACGTTGCACAGTCGGTGCTACAGGTGGAGGTGGTTCTTTAGAGTCAGCACTATCGCTTACCGCTTCTACTAACTATACAGTCACTATTGGTGCTGGTGGTACTGGAGCAGCAAATGGTTCAAATTCAGTATTTTCAACCATTACATCCACAGGTGGTGGTTATGGAAATGATTACGAAGGAAATGGTGCTTCAGGAGGTTCTGGCGGAGGTGCTGGTTGGGACGCTGACGCACCCGATAATGCTGGCGGTGCTGGTACTACTAATCAAGGTTATGCTGGAACAAAAGGTTTCCGCGTAGGCGCTCCAACTTCATCTGGCGCTGCAGGTGGTGGTGGTGGTGCAGGTGCCGCAGCAGGTTCTGCATCTACTGGCACTGGCGGCGCTGGTGGCGCAGGTGTTCAAACCTCTATCTCAGGAATTGCTACCTATTACGCAGGTGGCGGTGGAGGTTGGGGTGGTACTAATGGCGGTGCTGGTGGTAACGGTGGTGGCGGTGCAGGTTACGGTGGTTCTGCTTCAACTGGCGCTGGTACTAATGGAACTGCTAACACTGGCGGCGGCGCTGGTGGCGCTCGTGGTCAAAACCAAAGTGGTGGTTCTGGAATTGTAATAGTTCGGTACGCAAAGTAAAGGAAAACAATGGCACACTTCGCAGAGATAGACAATGACGGTATCGTCAAGCAGGTACTTGTCGTACCTGACCAACAAGAACATCGTGGTCAAGATTACTTGGCTAACGATTTAGGACTAGGTGGAACCTGGATTCAGACATCCTACAACCACAATATCCGCAAGCAATATGCTGGCATTGGCTTCAAGTATGACGCTGCTGCCGATGTCTTTATTGCACCACAACCCTTCCCATCGTGGAGCCTTGATGCTAACCACGACTGGCAAGCACCAACACCAAAGCCTGAAGATGGCTTGGTGTATTTCTGGAATGAAGAGAAACTAGATTGGGAGGCGTTCGTAAATGACGCAGTATAAACTCGTAGTTGATTGCACCACAGGCAAGCAAGAATACATTGCCCTTACCCCTGCTGAGATTGCAGAACGCGACCAGCAAGCAGCCGCTGCTGCCGAAGAGCAAGCAAAGCGCGATGCAGATAAGGCAGCACTAGAGGCTGCTAGAGAAAGCGGGAAACTCAAACTGTCATCAATCGGTTTGACTGAAGAAGAAATTAAAGCCTTCGGATTCTAAGGAAAGTAGGGGACAATGATAGGCAAGTCAGACACAGTAGCAATTGGCTGGTGTGACAACGGTACTACCGACGGTAAGTTTACCGAAGGGTTGATGACAGCAGTACTTGCTGGTCCAGCCAACGGTATGCCCATTCACACCAGTATCCGAGTCCAAGGCAATCAGATTGGCAGACAACGCCAAGTACTCTTTGACCATTGGGCGGATAAGATTAAGACAGACTGGCTACTCTGGGTAGATTCAGACATAGTACTAAACCTAGAGTCAATGCAAAAACTCTGGAAGACAGCAGACAAAATTAACCGTCCTGTTGTTAGCGGTGTGTACTTCATCTCTAAGGAGAATGAAGGCAGTCTTATGCGCCCATTTCCTGTACTCTTTAACGACATATCAGAGTTTCAAGTACAGTACATACACCCGCTACCTGACAATGAAGTAATTCAGATTGACAATGCTGGCTTTGGTTTTGTGCTAATGCACAAGTCAATCATTCCTAAAATCCGTGAGGCTAACCCTGGCAAGGGACTATTTATAGAGACAGGTGATGGGGATGATGACCACTTTATCGGTGAGGATATTATTTTCTTCCGTCGTATGAAGAAGGCTGGCATTCCGCTTCACGCACATACTGGTGCCCTAGTCAAACACATCAAGAGATTCTCACTTGACTATGACTACTACGCACTGTACTGGGCTAATCAACATTTGAAAGATAAACTTAAAGAAGAACAACAAGGCTAGGAGAATAAGTGGCTGGTCGTGATATTACCGAAGGTCGTTCTAGTAGAGCGATTGCGGTTGATGTAGGTGTTGTTTCAGATACATCTATCTGGCAAAACACTGATATTGCTTATGACGTAGCGATTGGTGGTATGCCATTCATCTATGCTATTTCTGATGCACGCCCTTATATCCGCCAAACAGCGCCGTATCGTAAGGAACAGTTTGATAATCAGACTGAACCTGGTGAACAATCACTAACTGGGTGGTGGTTGAGAAGCCAGTCTTCGTTTCACGACGGGACTGGCATTACTTTTTATGACCCTGCTTTAATCCCAGGAGAGGGCACATTTCAATACGCAGACAGCAAAGGTGTAAATGTCTGGACTAAAGGTGAGGTAACACTACTTAATTCCAGTACACAGGGACACGAATGCACTGGAGCCATAGCATCTAACGCTCGTTCTAATCAATTTATTCGTTCTATTAGATGGAACAATACTGACGGTATTTTGTTACACGATGAGTATGACGTAGATAAGATTGATACTGCTGGAACTGTTACACATTTTATTGACTATAACTCTGGCACTGACGATAAAGTCTATGCTATCTGTGATGATGGTGTTACCGCATACTGGGTAACTAATGATACTGGTCCGTCAGGTAAGTTAGAAGTAAACAAGAAAGCACTTACTGGCACATCTACTACATCTCCAACAGTTATGTTTACGGCTAATGGTATTACTGTAACCAATGCGGTGATGGAGTTTATTAAAGAACGTATCATTATGTGCGCTAACAATGGCGTCTATGAATTTACATCAGCAACATCAGCGCTACCTACAGCAGTTTATACACATCCTGATACTAGCCACGTATATACCAGTATTACAGCATCAGGTCCTGCAATCTACATAGCAGGTTTTAACGGTATTCAGTCAACTATTCAGAAGTTTACACTTACTACAGCGGGGGCTATGCCCACGCTATCTTCAGCAGTAGTAGCAGCAGAACTACCAGTTGGTGAAATTGTCCACGACATTTACTACTACCTAGGTTATATGGCTATCGGTACTAGCAAAGGTATTCGTATTGCCACGGTCAATGACCAAGACGGTTCATTAACATACGGTCCACTAATGGTAGAAACTACTCAGCCTTGCTATGACTTTGCTGCCCGTGAGAATTTTATCTGGTGTGCTACTGGTGTTGATGGTAATCCTGGAGTAATCCGTATTGACCTATCTAATGAACTATCACCGCTACGTTTTGCCTATGCTAACGACTTATATTACACAGGAATAACTGGTCATCAGACCACCTCTTGTGGTTTCTTGGGTACAACTAACCGACTTGCATACTGCACTACCTATGCATCCTCTGCTAATGGCTATGTCTACTCACAATCTTCTGGTGCTCTAATGACTAGCGGCTACCTAACCACAGGTTATATCCGCTATAACACACTAGAGCCTAAGAACTTTAAGCGTTTGCTTGGACGTGGCGACTTCACCTATGGCTCTATGACACTAGAAACTGTAGATGAAGATGGAACTGAGTATGACATTGTTAGTTATGATGCATCAGTCCCGCCAGTAGAAGTAACTACTAGCCAGCCATCAGGCTCCAGAGAATATCTAGCCTACAAATTCATTCTATACAGAGACGGCACAGATAACACTAAAGGTCCAATCTTCAAGGGCTATCAATCAAAGGCAACAATTGCTACACCGCGTCAGCGAGTAATTAAGTTTCCTGTCTTCTGCTACGACGTTGAGACAGATAAGTACAATGTAATGCTAGGTTATGAAGGACGTGCTATTAACCGTATTCAGACTTTAGAAAACATTGAACAGAATGGTGACGTCGTAACCTGGCAGGATTTGCAGACAGGCGAAAGCCGTCAGATTGTTATAGAACAAATCACATTCACACGCCAGACTCCACCAGACAGAGGTTTCTCTGGTTATGGTGGAATCATTGACATACTTATAAGGACCGTATAATGACACCTGCTAATTGGGCTGCCCTAGCCGTATCCATAATGACACTTGTAGTTGGCTTCGCATCGTTAGTGCGCTGGCTAGTAAAGCATTATCTATATGAACTAAAGCCCAATGGCGGGTCAAGTATGAAAGATAAGATTAATAACTTAGAAGAAAAAGTAGAACTGTTGACCGAGTTAGTCAAGGAAGCACTGAGGAAATGAATGAAACCTGTCACCGCGAAAGCCACGCCTGCTGCTATTGCTGTTCTTCGTCAGGCGACGGCATTGTTTCCGAAGCGAAAGAAACTGTCCGACGGGTTATTGCCGTCGTTAGCGCATCAGAAAGCCAGCCCGAATTCGGACCACAATACTGGGCTAGCAGTAGACCTGACCCACGACCCTAAGGGCGGGGTGGACTGTGCAATTATTTTTGAGAAACTTAAAGAAGATATTAGGGTTAACTATCTTATTTTTAATGGCAAGATTTGGTCCCGTATCAGACGCAAAGAGGGCAACCGAAAGTACTCTGGTAGTAATCCTCACAATAAGCATCTTCATATCTCTATTGATAGGGCTTACGCTAATGACACTAGCCCTTGGTTCTGGTGGTTAAACCAACCTAAGATTGTGAATCAGGTAAAGGCTAAGTTAAAGCCGCTACCTAAAAAGAAGGTGGCAAAAGGTGCTACAGTGGTACCTACGTGCACCTGCTGTAAGGTTCACAATAACAAACGAAAGGCAATCTAAATGGAAACACTAAAGCAAGTATCCCTCACTTGGTTCCGTGCCGCAGCAGCCGCTGCTATTGCACTCTACCTTGCTGGTGAGACTGACCTGAAGGTGTTAGGCACTGCAGCATTGGCTGGCTTCCTTGGACCAGTCCTAAAGTGGCTTGACCCATCTGCGCCAGAGTTTGGGCGTAAGAAAAAGTAGCCCTTTAAACGCCGTATAAGGCGATTACAGACACGAATAGACCCCTCTACCTAGAACGATATAGGTAGGGGGGTCTTTCTTGTTTTCTGCCAGTCTTCCCCTAACTGGTAGAAATCTAGTTTAGTTCCTTCTCAATAGCCTGAATAGTTGGACAGGGATAAGCAACTTTGCACCAATCACATACTGAAATTGGGTCATCTATTGGGGTTCCAATATCTTCATAGTGTAATTCCACTACCGCACGAAGGGCTTCGGCTAAATTGTCATAGGCATACTCTTGGTCGTCTATATCTTTTAGCAATTCATTGTGTGTCATTCGTTTATCACCAGATTGTGCCAATACTGTGGGTAGTCAGATGCATTAACAAAGACTACTAAGTCCCGCTCTTTAGTATCCCAACGGGTGTGGAAGGTAGGTTCTATATGCCCTAACTCTCTGGCTGGGATGACACAGATACCGTCTGAGTATCTAAAGCAGATGCGGTGGTAGGAGTAATCTGAATCTGTATATGGTGGTGCTATCAGTATCTGCTGTAGTTTATTGAATGGGAAGATGGCTGCCCGACTGCTATCAGTCTTAAGCCATTTGATTTCTAAATCACCTATGTAGTTCTCTCTGCCATTGCCGTGTAGCAAAGTAATGTGAAAGTCTGTAAAGAAAAAGCGAGGAGTTGGATACAACTTCCAGCCCTGAAAGTATTCTGTTAGGGCTTTGGCTGCTATCTGTTCTCGCTTGCCATCACCTGCTACTTGCCGTATTGGTTCAAGCGCCACGTTTATTTAACTCCCATTCTGGTAGTAAAGGTTTGGCTACAATCTTTAGTTGTCTGCGTAGTTCTTTACGTCTGCGGTCTGTAGTACCTGCCCAATATCCAATGACATTATATTCAAGTGCATAGTCTAAGCATTCACTTCTGGCTGGACAGCCACGGCAAATCCTAAAAAGAGTTGGCTCGTTTCTATACTCGCCTGAGTCTGCAGTAAACCACTGCTCTGTATCTGTACCTTCGCAGGCTGGTCTGTTCTTAAATCTAGGTACCACATTAGCCTCCTGTTTTGTAAAACCCTGTGCCCTTAAAGTGCACGGGTGTTGCTGAAAATTTCTTATCCATCTGTACACCGCAATCACCACAATTGATTATGTGGTCTGAGTCTATTGTAAAGTATTGCTCTACTACAACATTACATATTGGACAACTAAACTCATACGTCGGCACAACCATCTTCCTCTCCATCTGGTGTAGGTAGTGTGACCATACTTCCGCAACTAGCACACTCTGCATCTGTAAAATAAAAAGCAATCTCTCCGTCAACAAATCCGCCAAGCATCACAAACAAATCACAACCACAAGCACATACCTCTGTGGGTTCACCGCGTAGGTCCATTGACTTGCTGTAATCTGCTAGATGTAGCAAGTCTCTGATGTCTTTACTCGGTTCCATCATCTTCTTCTATGGGTGCAGTTGGTGTGTCTTCATCTGTGAAGGGACGCCATCCGCCTAGGTTTCTAATGAGTGAGTTGATAGCCCGTTGAACTTTCATTCTGGCGCCATCTGGTGATGTCTTTAAGTCTTTTGCTATAAGACTCCACTCGTTATTGTCTGTGCTAAATCTAACCCTGAGTACATTCTGCTTAGCCTCTGTTAGTTTGTAGAAGGCTGTTGCTATATCTGACCGTAGTACTAGCCAGTTGTTGCCGTCATTGCTGCCCTCTGACTTGGCTACCTTAAAGTTAAGGTCTTTAATCTTGGCTGGCATTTCATATGATTCGGCTATGATGCTGGGCAAGAAGGCTTCTATGACTGAGTTGTCGTAGTAGTACAGGTCAAGTAATTCATAGCCAATTCTTTTTGCTTTCTCTCGCTCACAATATTTTATGGCTGCATTACGTAGAGATTTGGCTATAAGTTTTTCTCTGTCTTTAATATCCAGTGCTTCCCACTCGGACATCTTGTTGGGATGGGTAACAAACCAAAGCCATAGAACTTGCTGAACATCATCTATTTCAACCATAGGATATTTCCTGTGGTATTCATAGGCTAACGACTCTACTAGATAGTCGTATTCAGTTATGAATTCCCCGCCGCTCATCAACGCCTTCCCATTGACCTCTTTGTACCAATAGTCCTATTATGGCATAGTTTGCTAGGTCTAGCAGAGTGTCCTCAATAGATTCATAATTGGGCGTGTCGTTCTTTTTATAATACAGATTCTGTAGTCGTGTCATCTTGTCGTGCATCCTGACTATCAGCCCATTCATAGCACCGCCTGGTGCCTTGGCTATGTTGTATGGTCCGTAGTCAGCGTGCTTCTTAACCATAATTATCTTGAGTTCCGACAGGATTTCATCAAAGTTATTAACGTCCTTCATCAAGCACCTTCCTTACTTCTGTGTCAAACTCTAGCATTGATTCTATAACTGTGACTTCTTCTATCACTTCATCACCATCACCCTGTGCTGCTGCTACTAGCACGTTGGCTAGGACTGTAAGTAGAAACATACCTGCATCTGCATCTTGTTTAGTTGTCTCATAAACATCCCTGAGTGCAGCCAGTAAATCAAGACCCTTCTTCTCTGATAAAGGTAGCCCTAAGATTCTAGGGTTTTCTTTAATGTAATCCCACACTGCTTGGTCAGCGTTCATTGATGCATTTTCTGATTCGCTCATCTAACCACCCCGCTCCTTCTTGTAAGACAATGCTGTTAACATCGTGCCCTTCGGGCATCTGGACTATGTTTACATTTCCTAACTCACGACTAATCTTCTTGCCGAACTCTAGCCCTGGGCTATCACCATCTGCTAGTACTATCACTGTATCAAAGTCGTCAAGTATTTTGCTGTAGTACGGCTTCCAATTGTTAGCACCTGGAACACCGACTGCTGGATGACTAGTCTTGACTACTGTAGTAATGCAGTCAATCTCACCTTCGGTGACACATATGTAGCCGTCTGCTGTTAGCACTGACTGAGCATTGAACATAGTTGTCTTTGCCCCTGGCAAGCCAATGTACTTAGGGTCTTCGCCGTGGATACTACGAAAGCGTATGTCTACTACACCTGATGGTGTGATATACGGAATTGCTAACTTACCCTTGTAGCCTTCGTGACCTGGCAATGGATTGTCCACTACCCCTAAATGAAACATCTTTGCTTCTTCTACCGACAGACCCCGTGTTCTTAGATAGTCTGCTGCTTGCTGTATGTGCTGGGCGTATTCTGTCGCTGCCTGTAGGAGAAACTGTCTCTGCGTATTTGACAGCCTCACGATAGTTGCCTCCTTCTTTGTGCATAATTAAATCATAGACATCTCCACCGACACCACATCCGTGGCACTTGAATCTGCCTTCATCAAAGTTAATACCTGCTGATGCGTGTTTATCTGGATGGAATGGACAGCGCATCTTTCGCCAACCACTGCCCACCTGTGGCAGGTTGGCGCCTATATGTTCTAGATAGGCTGCAATACTATGTTTGTCCATCAACTTTCTTTAGGAGAGCAAGCCAGACTTTGGCTGGCATAGTTGCATACCACTCTCCGACGTCTCCTTTACCTTTACGTTTATGTAATACGGTACCTGTCCAAGCACCGTCGTTCTTCATCTCTGTTTCTAATTCTGCTGTCCAACCCGCAAGGTCTAATTTAGCGTGGTTCTTAATCTCAATGGTAACTCCTGGCAAACCGCTGATGTCGCCTTTGTCTAAGGTTGCTCCTGCTAACCTGCGGTCTGCATACGGATAACCATTTGCTTTTAACCACTCTACTACAGCACGTTCTGCTGCACTACCCTTGCGTTTGGCTGCGCTACTCAAGTCCTATAGCATCCCTTGTTATTTCATAAACCATTTTGTTGATAGTGTCATAGAGTTTATCGTTGTTATACAACTCATCAACAACAATATTCCATTCACCTTCTAATATCTGTCTACCAATAAGTGTTTCTATATCTTGTTGGGATAAAGACATATCCCATATTTTAATTTCCATACATAGTCTCCTGTGCATACTTGATTTGAACATCATCTAGATACATACTGTCAGGGTTGAAGGCTAGGCTGACATAGTTGTTACCTGTCTGGTCTGCTCGTCCATATCTATTCTTGACTGGGGCTACGCAGAGATAGGTCTCATCGCCCTGTTTCATCTGACCGATAGTAAGAACCATTGCTGGTATCTGATTAACCAGACCCTGAATGGCGCTACGTGGCTGGCAAGGATAACCCTCAAAGCCTTCTTTAGTATGGTGTAGAACTAACACTGCTGAGTTGGTATCTCTTGCAAGATACTTTAACTCTTTCATTGCTGCACGCATACCTTGGAATTCTTCGTGTCCATCCATTGCTATATCCATAAGGTTATCTACCACGATAAGTACTGGACTCTTACCCCATACAGTTTCAAATGCGCTGACCTCATCATCTAAATCTTTTAGAGTGGGAGTAGATTCAAAGGACCAGAACAAGTGATTGTTCAGGGTGAGTATTTCTTCTGCTTGCTGTGGCTCACGCTTGAGCATCTGTTCTGCTGCTGTCTGTGTCATACGACCTGACATAGCAACAAGACGCATTGCCATAGTGTGAGCATTGGTATCTGCGCTGAAGTACAGCGTAGGTACCTTTGCTTTGGCTGCAATAGCCAGCGCAACTGATGACTTACCTGCACCTGGAGTGCCAGCAATCATCGTTATCTCTGCACGGCGCAGGATAATTCCTGCCCGCTCAAATGCCGCAAAAGCGGGTGGCAATGGTTCGCCACCCACCTCTGCTTTGCTAATGCTGCGCTTGAGTGTACGCATTACTTCACTTGTTCAGCGACGAATGTATTCCACTCTGGTGAACCTGCACGAACATAGACGTTCTTGCACTTATCAAATGCACCCTTTGGTGCTGGACAGAAGTAACCACGGTAGGTCTTACCGTCTTTACCTGTGCCTTGAATGGCAGTCATCTTGCCGTGAGGACAATTCTTACCGCCCAATGATGGGGCAACTGGTGCTGCTGACCAGCCACCGTCTGATGGTGTGTTATCAATGATTGATGCGCCGAGTGCTGCTGCTACTTGCGCTGGTGCCATTGGTGCTGTTGAACCTTTGGCTGCTGCTTCAAGTTCTGTTACTGCTGACTTGATTGCATCTAGTGCTGTTGCTACCAACTGGTCTAGTTCATCGCCGTGCTCTGCACGAACTGTTACTAGTGAACCTGCTGGTGTTTTTACTGTGATACTGATAGGTGCTTCAGTGCTAGCCACTGATTGTCTCCTGTTCTTCAAATGGAGTAGCAAGACCTTTCTTGTCTCGCCACTGTCTGACTTTCATTGCAAATTGTACACCCTTCCAACCTTCTGCAATATCAATCCATACTAGTTTGCATAGACCAGTACCTGCAGGAAGATGAATGATGATGGCTTTGTCTTTGTTGACATTACCCCAATTACCACGGCTACCCGTAGCAATATCATACGGGTTGCCGTTAGCATAGATTGCTAACTGGATTGCGATATTGTTAGGATGGTCAATGCGACCTGTCTTTATATCTGCAATGAATCTTTCACCTTTATATTCAACAACTCTGTCTGGTGTACCAGCAATCTTGTACTTGTCTAGTACACAGAACTGTTCAATAAAAAGATTATTAAGTTGTTTAGTTGCCTGTTCATAGGCACGGATGTCCCCTGCCCATTCTTCTGGGATAGGCCCAAGTTCCTGTCCCAAATCTAGTTTCTCTGCGAATGCGTGTAGTGCTGTGCCGATAGTTGCTGCACGACTAGCACCTGCTACTTCCATAGCATCTTCTATGTATCTATTAATTGCCATCTTATCTTCTTGTGCAGCACTGATGGCTAATAATAAATCACTGCGTACTGTTAAACCTATTGCTGCCATACGCATCTTCCAAGCAGTCAATGCTGCTGGGTCATCAAGACTATTAGCAATTGTAGTAGCCCGTGTGTATGCAGTTGGCTTGCCGCCACTTTTAGGTTTAATTAACGGGCGACCATATCGGTCACGCTCTACTTCTTGTCTCATAAATTTCCTTGTCTCCTTGTAAAAGAAATGGGCTGAGAAAGGAGACTAATCAAACCCCAGCCCATTTCAGTAGGCAGAGTGTATCAGATAGAAGCGGTATCTGATTGCTCTGATGTGTCGTGGCATTGGCAAGCACACCGTCTCCTGAGTCCACGGATACCGATGACAGTAATACCCGTGCACTCGTTGTGTTTACCTACCATACATTTACCAGATGGCAGTGCCTCCACATACGTGTGGTCTGCAATCTTTGGCATTAGTTTATACGACCCTCTGCTAAAGCACCTTCTAGAAAGTCATATGCCATAGATAATCCATCACGAATTTCTTCTGTGTTGGTATCTTGAGAAACAGTAACATAATAATACCTAGCAATATTAATACTAGCCATCATTTTAATTACATCATCTTCTTTGTAACCTAACATTACTGTTGGCTCGCATCAGTGACTTCAACATCCCATTCATCAAGGCTGCCTTCGTCTGTGAACTGTAACTCTAGGCTGTTGGATACAATGTCACGGGCATCTTCTTCTGAGTCTGCTTCTACATCTACAACTGAGAATGAGATAGTGCCATTGACTGTGAACAAAGCCTTGAGTTTATCTGCTCCCAAAGATTCTAGTAGTTCGTTAACATCATCTACTGTGCAGGTAATCTCTGTATCACCTGAGTCATAGCGGTTATTAAAGAACTCATATACAGATACCCGTGCCTTATGGAAACGGCTGAGGTATTCCTGTACTTTCTTCTTGTTGTAGTCTTCAGATTCAATGACGTGTTTAATCATATCATCTGTGTATTTAACTATGCTTCCGTCTAGATTAGTGTGTAAGTATTCCACTGTAGTCTCCTTAGTTTGTTAGTAGTTCTAGTGCACGTAACTTGATATTATCACTGGCTCCAGACATAGTTCTGACACCGAGTGACTGTGCCTTAGTAGGCTTGCCGTGGTCTGCATACTCTATGACTGACTGCCATAGACCGAATGCTGTGCCGCGGATATTCTCTTGTGTTGGGCTGCTGTTGTAGATTTCATATGCTTTATTTCTAGCAATGATTGCGTTGGTTTGTTGCTTCTTTTCACCTTGTGATAGTAGGTGATGTGGTGTGCTCTCAATGGTGCTAGGTAGAGGGAACACTGACTTGAAGAAGTTAAGCGCAACTTGGCGGTCAACCTCTCGGTCCATCAGCATCTGTGCCACGTTTGTATATTCATCTACAACTGAGTAGGTAATGTTAAGAATGTTTCTGACATCATTAACATCTAGCACTGCGTTAGTTGTATGACGTAGTGTGTATGTATACTGCTTGTTAGTAGCCCTGAATATCTTGTTAATCTGGTTCTTACACCAGAAGCGTTCAATGATTGGGCGTACCAGTACTGAGCCACTGCCATCGTGGCTAGTCTTGGCTAGCAGGAATGCTGCGTGTGGGTCGCCTTTAATCTCCATCTCTAAAGGTAATTGCAATAGCATCCACACCTTTGCACCTGCATCGTACTCACCTGCCGCTGCATAGCGAGCCTCACCTGAATCAATCAGGGTATCTAGCATTGAGAATACTTCGTGGTTTTGAAGTGGTTTGTACTTCGTGCCAACAACACCGAGTGGAATAACTTCACCCATTGGTGTGGTCTTAACAACTGCTTGCTTCTTAGGAACTGGGATATGTACTGGCTGTCCCTGTCCTGGTATCTGATATGTAGTAGTGACATCGTGTAGTGATACCGTCCAGTCAAGACCTGCTTGTCTGGCTACATCACTGGCTGATGTTGCTGTTACTGCTTTGCCTGATTTAATCCAGGCTGATTGGTTTTTTAGTGGAACTGTACTGCGTTCCGCAACTGCGGTTGTCATTCTGTCTCCTTTGTTATTGTTTAGTGAGCAGTTTAAAGACGTGCTCAGGTCTGTGTCAGATTACGCTGGCTCTACCTGCAATCTCTCTGACATCTTGTTGTTGTCCTGTTTCTCAGGCGCGTTGCAGAGAAAGAGGTAACAAGAAATCTAATACCAGCCGTGCTTGCGCCAATGCGCCCACGCTACTGATGGTTTACCGTATCGGTGTTGGATATACGCCAAGCCCCGAGCAATCTGCTCGGGCGCAGGCGTGGTGTGTTTCATACCAAGTAGTTGTGGTATGCCGAATGCTGATGACTTGGGATTATCTGCTGTGTGGTCCCACGCAGATTCTTTACCCCAAAGTTTGAGCAGTGCTTTGTATTCTGCTCTGCCCCACGTTTCATACTGCGCTGAGATTACTGCCTTGGCATAGGATTTGCTCAAGGATTTTGTCCAACGTATCTCCTTGCGTAACTTCTTGACTGACTCGTCTTTCTCCGAGAGTCTGTCTGCTACTGCTATTGCATACGACTGACTGGGAAAGAGAGCGCTGGATAGCGTCAATGCCCAACTGAATAGCGCTGCTAACTTGGTCTTCATTTAGTACTCCATCTGTATATGCAATACCCAATGCCAATGATGTATAGCCAGGTGATTGCTGTTGGGATGTGTGGAAAGATAACTTCATTCACTTACTAACCTTTCATCTAACAGTTCTTTACTAGCCCTAGTAGTGTAGCCTCTGTTGCGTAGGTATGCTTCATATAGTTCTTTGTATTCTTCTCGGTACTTTCTAGCCAAAAAAGTTTTGGCATATGCAGCAGCCCTAGTTCTTACTTGAATATTATTGTACTGTAATTTTTTTATTAGTTGTAATTCTTCTTCTTTATTCATCAACACTTTCCTTTTCTTCTTCAATAATCCAAGATGCAGCACTTTCAATAGCGTCTTTGACGGTGTGGTAAGCCTCTGAAATATACTCACCAGAGTTCATATCATAGACTTCAAACCAAGAGTTGTTTACCCACTCGCCTCCGCTTTCTTCTATCTTACTTAAGTCTTTATCATTCTTTATACCAGCATTGATAAGGTCATCACAATATCTAATCACTTGGTCGTTGTAAATAATTCTCATCTCACCTACACAACTGATTAGATATTCTTTATCCAGATAAGCAACGGCGGCTACATTGTTACTATAGTTCCAAGTATAGAACGCACTATCTTGGCGGTCTCTACGCTTGGCGTCAAAGTCCAATATCTCAAGCGTTACATTTTTAGGAATTTTATATTTCATTTTACGCATTGGTTGTCTCTTTACCTACGTTGGCTATCTCTGCAACTGCTAGTGATACCAACTGCTTAGACAACTCGTATATATCTTGCGCTCTATCTACAAATAAAGATATGTTATTGCGCTCATCATCATAGAACCGTATTACCCAACTGTTATCTAGTTTAACTACTTCAGTCTTGCTGAAGTCTATCCTGTGTAGCGATACGCTTGTTGCCATCTTAGTCTCCTAGTTCTGTTAGTTCTTTTATAATACCATCTAGTACTATACCTACTAGACGCCATTGCTTCTCGTCTGACTCCCAAGATTTGCTACGGTAGTAGCGCTCAAAGTAATCAGCATTGATTCTATTCTTCTTTAGTATCTGTAATGCGGAAGTTGTTTCGTGCTGCCAAGTCTTCAATGGTTTCATTGAACTTGTTTACCTCCCATATGATTTGGTCTAGCCACTTGTTAATCTCTTGTAGTTCTTGTAATAGACTCATCCTATTGCCTGCTCCGTTCTGGCTTTGTTTAGTTCTTCATCATCTGGTAACTCTCCTACATAACTCATAGCGCAGGGCTGGCAGAAGTTATTGCCGCTAGGTTCCCAGTCATATACGGGTATGACTATTGGGGTGCCGCACTTGCGGCAGTCTGCTTCTTTGTATTTGCTAGTCATTGTAAGTCTCCTTTATTAGTAGGTCCATTCGTAGTTTACCGTTGTTTGGAATTTATTTTGTAGTTCTTTTACATTACTGCTTAAATGGTTAATAACTTCTAGTGCTTCAAAGTTTTCTGGTGCTTCAGGAA